CGTCTGTAACAGCAGTAAGTTGATTTGAACCTCTGTTTGCTGGATTTGGTAGACAACCTGTATTTACAGTAGGATAAGTATTGCCCGATGTAGCACCACCTCCTGTATTTCCTCCGTTAACTAAATTATACATAGATATAGGCCCGGTAATTGTTCCAGAACCATAAGTTCCGTATAAACATTCTTGAGCTAATGATTGCATTGATAAAGTTCCTGAACTAGGTACAGCCATATAGTAAAATTACAAATTATTTAATAAATGCTATTGTTGTATACCTATCGGCATTGCTTTTATTTTCTATAGCGTGCATAATCCTTGGTTTTGTGTGTAACAAATGAAAAATACCTGTGTATTTTTTATTAGGAGCTTCACATAATAATTTTTCAAATCTATCATAAAATGTTGTTGAGTTTACATTATCTATTAAGTTAAACATTATAAAAGCTTTATGTTCAAAAACATCACAATGAGGCACTAATTTAAAACCCGGTAGATCTTTAAATATTTTTATATCAATACGTGTGTAATCAGGTACTTGATTTTTAATATAATTAACATCTAGTAGGCCAAGAATTTTATCTTTTAAATTTTGATCATGGTTTTCAAAACGTGTAGTAATATCTCTAAATAGAGTACCATCTTGAAGTTTGTAATCTAAATCATAAGGATTAATATCAAAGCCTTGTGGTATATCAACTTCCCATGCGGGTACTTCGGGGTGTAGTTTATTTTTTACAATCACAATTATTTTCTAATTCTTTTACTCTAGCTTCTAATTCTTTTATTGCTTCAAGAAGTATTGGAGTTATGCTTTGATGCCTTACAGACAACATGCCATTTTCATTTTCTCTAACAAGTTCTGGTACTACTTTTTGTACATCTTGCGCTATAAACCCTAAATCATTTTTCCATTTTTTTAATTTAACAGGATTACCTTCTCTATCTAAAACATCGTGTTTATCTTTCCAATCAAAAGAAACACCTTGTAGTTTTGTCACTTTATCTAGTGCTGTCTTTATAGGTTTTATATTTTCTTTTAATCTTTTGTCTGATGGAGATCCAAAAGCAACAACATCTCCAGAAACTGTTAACGTACCAGTATTAGTTAGTGACATTTCTAGGTTACCTCCAGCTCCACCCCCTACATAAACATTAAATGAAGTGGTTCCTCCAAAATTTAAAAAACCTCCAGTACCTGATGTGTTATTAAAAACAATATCCGAGTAGCTAGCTGTACTATCAAATTTAGCTATGGTTCCATTGCTTACAACTGTTAATTTAGAAGCAGGATTAGTAGTTCCAATTCCAACTTCTCCATTTGCAGAAATATATAAATCTGTTGTTAAACTTGAACCATCTTCAATATTAGAACCACCGGTTCTAACTATTCCGAAATCTTGTCCACTAACTCTTGCAATATACGCTTCGTGACCTGAATATTTCATAAACCCAACTCTTTTAGAAATTGAGTCTACTATTAATCCACGATTTTCACCATTAATAAAAATATTTCCTGTATTTACTTCTAATCTTTCAGAAGGTGCGGTAACATTTATTCCTACATTACCGCCAGATAAAATACGCAATCTTTCTGTATTGTTTGTAGAAAATATTAATGGAGTTGATTCTCTATTAAGTACATAAGCGTTACCTGCATCGTTGCCAATTACTAAACCATTAAGAGGTCCATTACCTGAAGTTCCATTGCCAATTGCTAATAAGCATTGTGAACCAGAATTATACATTTGCAACATATATGTACTACTTCCAGCTGTACTAGGTGTCATTCCAATACCAACCATACCATCAGATGTTATACGCATTCTTTCTGTGCTTGTAGTGCTAAATTTAATAATTCCTGTACTACTTTGAGCATCTATATCCCAAGTATCTCCTTGATTTGTAGTTGTAGAACAATTAAACATTAAACCCCTCGCAGTTCCTGCGTTATCTCCTGCTAATAATAATTTATCTCCTATTGTATTATCATTAATAATAACTTTTCCAGAAGTGTCTATATTAAACACACTACTATTAGTATCAGTTAATATTTCAAAATTACCCGTACTATCATTTCTGTCCATATACCAATATGAACTTGCATTATTTGAAATAGCCAACTGGCCTCTAACATCTAATTTTTTTACAGGGTCAGTTGCTCCAATTCCTACGTTGCTACCGGATGGGTTTAATGATAATGGAAAAGCTACTCCATCTGTGTTTCTTCTAGATTGAATCCAACTGCCGTATGGAGAAGAAGCGGATTGACCAATACCTATACCTACATCTGCTCCTCGTATGTAAGCAGCAGAATTAGCTATACTAGTAGTATCACTTTGTATGTTTCCATCAACTTCTAATGTACTAGCAGGCGAATTTGTACCGATTCCGACGTTTCCAGCAGAGGTTATACGCATTCTTTCGCCATTAGCAACAAAGAATTCCATATATCTAGTAGAATTATAATACCTAATTCTTGCATCATCTATATCACTAGTTTTACCAAAATCAATCCCAGCAATACTACTATCTCCAGCAGTAATTCTCATTATTGAATGATCACTATCCACGTTAAGTTGCAATATACCTAGCGGCGAAGTAGTTCCGATTCCTACATTTCCATCACCTTTAATAACCATTTTTTGAGTAGCATCATTTATAGCAGCTACATCATTTGCGTGTGTGTAAAAATTTAATTGAGTTCCCCAATGACTTGCGTTATCACTTCTTGAACCCGTTATTCCTGACCAGTGAGTTCCTTCAGTTGTTGTTCCAGTAGCAAAATATATTCCTACCATATCATCAGCATTATTTGAAAGAGTATTAATAATACCTTTCATATTGCTTCCCTTGGTTATTGTAGTAGAATAAGCGTTTGTGCCTGTAGAACCAACATGTAATATGGAAGCAGGTGATGTATACCCAATTCCTACGTTACCTGCAAAAGTGGCTCCACCTAAATGTGTAAAAGTTATTTTTGGTGTTGTAGCTGCATTATGGTAAAAGTTTAGAATAGTACTTGCGCCATTTGTCGCACCTATATCCCAATAACTTGATGCGCCAGTATTTTCTATCACTCTTAAAGCTGAAAATAAATTTGCAGATACAGTAGTTGTAAATGCGTTTAATGATGCTGCTGCTGTTGCACCAGTACCTACTAATATTTTACCTGCAAAAGTTGAATCGTTAGTTGCAAAAGTTATAGGCCCGTCACCTATAGCTGTAGCACCAGTAAATTTAGTAACCTTATTTGCTGTTCCGCTGCCTGTAATTGTCCCTGTAGTTGGAGTTGACCAATTAGGTACAGAATTTCCGCTAGATGTTAATACTTGCCCTGCTGTACCATAATTAGTGCCACTATTACCTAACGATAATGCTCCTGTGGCTAATATCCTTAATCTTTCTTGCGTTGAGCTTGATAATGTCGTGTGAAAAGATAATACAGATTCAGTATCTGCGCTTTGTACTACAGAACGTATTTGAGCTCTAGCTCCTGTACCGGCAGTTAAACCTAATATTAAATCATTAGAGGTGTCAGGTTCTTTTACATCTAAAGCTACGCTTGCTGCTGGTACTATACCTACACCTACGTTACCTCCAGACAAAACTATTGAACCTCCTGACCCGCCTATTTGATTAGCCCTTAGTACAATACCAGAATATCCATCAAAATAGATATTATTAGAATTATCATACAATCTTAAAGTAACACCAACTCCTGTTCTTGATCCTTCGTAAAAATATTGGTCTGTACTAGAGCCAGATACTTTGACTCTTCCTGTTAAGTCAAGAGTGCTATCTATGGTTTGGTTGCTAAGAAATCTTATAGCCATTTGGTTAAATTAATAAATTAATCTAGCCAATACTATTAAGAAAGAGCAGTAATAAGAACTCGAGCTGCATTATTTGCTAATGCTGTTGTTGTTGTGATAGTTACATTATTAGCGTCAGTCCTTACAGTATCAGCATATATTGTGTCATATGATGAATTGTCATATATCTGCACAATTACATCTCTAGTTCCTAAAGCATGATTTACAACATAACTAGTAGCAGAACCGTCTCCAATATTTGCTACCGCATTAAATCCTGTGCTAACACATGCTTCAACTGCTGTACAAAAATTACTAACATTTGATGATGTTATAGATATATCTACATCAGCAGCTCCAGTTATGATTCCTTTTCCATCTACTGTTATTTGACTTACTGTATCCGCATCTCCGTATGTTGCAGCTGTTAATCCACTTTGAGTTGCAATAGAAACAGCTCCCGTTGCTACAGACAATCCACCCGCTGTTGGAAAGTTAGCTATACCTTTAACTGTTGCTGTTGCTACATCTATATTGTTTTGAATAGTTGTCCAATCTGATAATGATGTTGGAGAATCGCTTTGAGCTATCAATGAATCGCCGACTTCTACCGCCTCAGTAAAAAAGTCTCCCGCTACTGTAACAGTATACATCCATCCTTTTTTAATTGCAGCACTCGGACTTACATCTAAATCTGGTGTATTGGTTGCAGCATTATATCCGCCTTGGAATATTACTCCTCCCGCAGTGCTTGCATCAACATATGCTTTTGTAGCTGCGTCTTGAGCGGCCGTAGGATCACTTACACCTGTAAGTTTATTTGATCCAATTGGTAAATCTGCACTTGGCGCTCCAAATACACTTAATGATATTTCGTCACCTTGCTTTCTTTTTTGTTTTGCGTTACCAGTTTCACTAGCATCTAAAACAATAAATTCATCAGTTGACCCTACAAATGTTTGAGTCATGTCGGGTAAATCAGGTAATTGTAAATTAACAGTTACTGTATCAGTGGCACTAACAACAATATCTAATCCTGTATTATGTGCAAATGTAATGGTATCACCATTACCAATTGCTTCTGTATTTGAACCGTCTGATATTGAAAACCCTGTAATAGGTTGAATACCGCTTGAAGCTGCAGTTAATCTACCTTGTTGATCTACAGTTAAACTCGCATAAGTATATGAACCTGGTGTTACAGCTGTGTCATCAAGATTTAATGTAACCGTATTGGTTGCAGATGCAACTGACGTAATTGCTGTTCCTCCAGCAATATCTACAAGACCTCCGTTAACAATAGTTTGGTTTGCTCCTGAGTCTGCGCTTAGAACCCAGTTTACCATTCCGGGAGTTATAACTTGCCAACCATCGTTTCTGTGATATTTTAATTGATTAGTTGTAGTGTTGTATATCATTTGTCCAACACCCGTTACAGACGGATCGGAGGATACGTTATCTACTTTAAACGTCTCTAATTCGTTATTGTTTAAAGCTATACCTGAAAAATAATTTATTGCCATAATTTTTTACTTTTAATTAAAGAACGCTTTGCCTGTAAAATTACTAGAAAACGTTAATGTTACTTGATTTAAACTGTTAAACACAACTGTTGCTACAACCTCTATATCATTAGCGTCTACTATCGTTACTGACGGAAATTTGTTTAAATTGTGATTGATGACATACTGATTTGAACTGCCATCAAGCGTGAAAACAAAGTTCGCATCGTTTTGACCAGCATATGTCAGCAAAGATATGAAATAATCTTTTGATGCTGTTAAGCCCCCGTTGCCCGCTTTATAGGTTAAACTTATATTATAAAAATCTGTATAGGTTGAATCTTGTCCTGAACTGTTCCATCTAAATACTGCCCATTGTGATACATTATCACATTGAGTAATTAATACATCTGAACCGCCTAAAGGTTGATTATAAAATCCTGAAATATCGTTAACAGAATCTGTTAACTCAAATTTATTAAGCAAAAATGTAGTTATTCCATTAAAAGCTACTGAAGTAGCCCCTGCTGGATCAAACATAATACTTCCTTGTAAGTTGGGTAAAGTATTATTATACACATATCTAAGCGCTTGTTGCTGGGTAGCTACCCTATTCATGTATTCCGCAACAGAATCAATCGTAAAGTTTTTGGTAGCATAATTGCTATTAGCGTCAGAGCCTATCCAATAATCTGTTCCTATTAGATTGGTGTCTAAAGGATATGTACTAATTTTTGCCATTTCTTTTTATTTTAACAAAGGTAATAAATCTTTTTTTGTGTATTTATTTGTGTCGGTTGTTTCCCATAACTTTTTCTACACCACGGCTTCCGAAATAAGCTCCAACAATTAAACTTAAAACACCTGATATAGAATCTAATTCATAACCAGCATACCATCCAACCACATACGCTATTGAAAAAAAAACTAAAATTATAGGTCGTACATTCTGCGCCATCCAACTTGGGCTTGCCATGTCTGCGCTCCAACGTTTAGATATTTCCTGCATCTCAATCATTTCCATTTCTAAAAGCTTCATAGCGGTTTCTTTATCTTGTGCAGGCATTTTTTCGTCTTTGTCAATTAAATTTTTAACAATACCCAATACACCTTGGTCTGGTAGTACATCACCTAGAGTGCCTAATATATTAGGAGCTACTTTAGATAAAAAACCTCCTATTTTAGTTTCTTTAAATTTTTTCTTTGGTTTGCTCATATAACTTTATATTTAGTCCTTCCTTCATCTTTATATGCTTTTAAACATCTTTTTCTATTATCCTCTTCCGAAACATAAGAAACGTGTATCCAATTTGGGTTCATATCGGTTCCAAATTCCCATATGAGTTGATCAAATGATAAATTTTCTTTAATCCAATGATACATTTCTGCATTTGACTTATATCCATAAACATCATCTAAGTCCATTGCTTGTCCTTTCATGTGTTGGCTAGTAGAGCTACTACCCCCCAAAGCTTCGTTTAAAGCCGCAGAACGAAACATGCTAGTTATTTTTACAGGCCCACCTACAAACTTTCTAAGTGGTTCAAATATTTTTTCTGCCGTAACCTTCATGTTTTCTACATGGTTTGGGTTAGGGGTGTTATCAATACTTTTTCTTTTAGCAGTATTAGAATGAATTGCTTCTGCGTAAGTGATGTGTTCGCTTATGTTCATAATTGATAATTTATACCAACGCTAGAATTAAATATTTCTGTATCCCAAAATCTAGTATATTCTCCTTCTATAAATATTCCTAACTTATTTAGTTTTATACCTATGATAGCGCCAGCTTGGTAATCTTCCCACTGTTCTAATTCACTATCTTTTCTTAGTCCTCCTTTGCCCCAATTGTTTCTGTTCATGTAAGAGTATTGCTCATCTCCTTGAACGTATTTATGGTAGGGAGGTAAATAACTACCATATATGTGTGACCAGAACCTACTTCTTGCGTAATAAAAATCAAACCCCACAACTGGAGATATAACTCCAAATCCATCTAGCTCATCCCATATTTCATTATTATACCTATTCATTAAATTCCCAAATATTTCCTGCCTAAATTGTATGTCGGAATAGCTTACAATATTACCATCACTATCTTTCCATATCCAATCATATCTTTCTTCACCTGTATCTACGTCTGTGTATTTAGTAAAATGATCACTGTACCCGTATTCATATCCAAGGCTGTACCAAGGATTAGCGGGATATTCTATTTCTTCTCCGGTGTTTGGGTTTACCCAAATTGCAATCTCATTCAACCATATTTCAATTGGATTATACCCATAAGCTGTTTGATGTGTTCTATACATACCACCTAAACTAATACTAAATTTATTTCCTATAGGTAATCTAAATCTTACTTCACCTGACTGATATTTAAAACCAACATTACCTTGTTCTCTTTGTTCTAGTTTTACAATATGAAATTTACCGGTATGTCGAATAAAGTATCTGGAGTTTGTAAATTCTTCCCCTCTTTCTCTTTCTCTTTCATAATGAAACAAATACTCAAAACCCTTTACTGCTGCTGTCGGTGCAGACAGACCTATCATGTTTTCCGTTCCATCTATGTAATTTTGTTTTATTTCATAATCAAACCTTGCTAATCTACGTATGCCAACTCCAATACGATAATCAGGTTTATAATATTCTGTTACGTCAATAACTTTTGGAATATCATATAAGTTATCATCACTAGGTCTTTCTACAAAATAATCTTTTCTTGTATTTTCATAAGCGTTAGAAACATCACCAGCAATATATACTGTTGAGTATTTAAACACGTTGTCATATATTTTTTCAAATATTTGACCTTGGATATTATTAATTGTAAATAATATAATTATATATATTAATTTTTTCATTTTTAAAATTTGTTTTCTATAAGTTCATCAATTGTTTGTGTTACATTAATTTTGTAACCTTCTGGTAATTGTAAATCTATTCCAGCCTCAGCTTTATAAATAACTTTCCCATTATTATAAACGATTAAAGTGGGTAAAAAATCTACAGATTCATTTAAAAAAAACTTTTCATGCTTTGAGTTTTCGTAATTGAAAACATAAGTATTGTGTTGCCTATAATCTTTTAAGGATACAGGTTCTATAAAATCCGCTGTGAATAAGACGATACTAATTTTTTCTTTATAGTATTGAGCTTTAGCAGAAAACGCAAATAGGACAATTAACAGGACACATATTTTATCTTTTAAGTTCATAAAGTCTACTTTCTATCTTATCAACAGTAATTTTAATTTCCTTGACATCTTCTTGGATATTTTCAACTTGCTGTTGAGTTAAATCAATTTGACTTCTAATTAATTTATCTTTAAAGTCAAATTCTTTTTCAGAAACAATAGGGGCTGGTAGTTCTTTGGCTAAAGCTATATCAGCTTGCATTACAAAATACATACTAGCTAGAGATATAACTCCTCCAATAATTAAACCGATGGTTTTTAAATCAAGTTTTACTTGTGTTTCCTCATTTATTAATTTGCTCATTTTTATTTTTGTCTTTATAGACTATCTCATATATTACATTTAGATCTAATAAATAAGAATTGTCTTGAGTGTAATAATTATTATCTACCATATACCTACTATAGAATTTGCGTTAGTTCCAGTAGCCATAACTTGTATTACTTGCACGGGCAAGTATTGACCTACAGGAAAATTATTAAATGATAATATTTCTCCACTTGGAACTCTTACTGTTACGTTTTTAAATTGATTAGAAGTTGCGTCAGCTCCAGTGTTAATAGTTGATGTGTCTCCAACATAAATTAAACAACCTGGATTATTAGCTGTAGTGGCTGAACCACCATTTAATCCAAAGTAAGCTGGATAGTTTGCTTGACCCTCTATTTGTGAATATATTCTAAAGTTATCGTCATAAGTTGTGTTGCTTCCAAATATATTTGCGCTTAATGTAAGTTGATCAGAATTTACAACCGCATTAACTTTAGCTATTGTTTGAGCATCTGTGTTTACTACTATATCACCTACCGCTACTCCTTTAGCAATAAAATCTACTTCATCATCTACAAGCGCATTTTGTCTAACAATTAAATAGTTTTCTGGTGATGCTTGGAATATATCACTAGCAAAAGCTAATTGAGTTCCTGAATCTACAGCTGATACAGCTGCATTAGCTGGTGTAGTTGTGTTGTACACAACATCACCTACTACCACCGGGAATGGTGTTGTGGTAGATGTAAAAGTTGCGCCAGAATCTATTAGTTTATTGGTTGCTGTAGATGTATTAATCCCGTTGTCTACTTGATTTCCTACACCTATGCAGGCTAAAAAATTTGGATTGGGGATTGGTATACTGTCACTCGGTGTAACATGTATTGCTTGGGTCGTGTTGACCGTTATTTTAGGATATGCCATTATTTAAAGTTTAGAGGTTAAAAATCTCTTTTATTTATTATCGTAAGGAAACATTCTATTGAGTGTGTCCCTACGTTCGCCGCATCCGCACCCACCTTTAGTGACTTTGTCTACAACTTGTTTTATTCCTGTTGCCTTAGTAAACTTTTCAATGCTATCTCCTAAACCTCTTGACTTCATTATTCTTTCTCGACGATTTTATCTGCATATGGATTGACTCTTGGCTCACACTTTACATACTGTATTGAATCCGCTTTGTCAATCACTTTAGTTTTTATAGGCTCTTTTTTCTTTTTTGCCATTTGATTAAATTTATTTTTTTGCTGTACCCTTAACTTTTTTTAAATTAGGGTTTTTTCTTTTAGCTTTAGCGCTTGCTCTACGAGACGCTGATGCTAGTATAGCAGAGGCTGCTTTTTTACTGTAGCCACCTTTTTTTGCAATTTTAGCTGCAACTTTTTTAAAACTCATTATTTTATTTTAAATGATCGTGTGTCTTCCAAGAAGATGAATGTCTGTATGACATCCCTTTATCACCACCATAAGCGTGACCAAAGTCTTTTTTAGACATTGCTTTTGATTCGTCTCTACGATCTTTAAAAGATTGAGACTTCTTTCCGTGCTTTGCACCTAAAGATTCGTCTAGTCTTGAGTTATATCCTTGTTTTTTCATAATAGTAATTATTTATAACAAATATAATAATATTTTATTTAACATCTCCAGCGTCTTCTAGCTGCACATATTCTTTTCTTTGGAGTTTTAGAGCAACTAATGTTGTGTTTTTTCATTTGTCCAAGAGATCTAGCACAATAAGACTTTCTTCTTTTTTGTCTCATCCTGCTCGGTTTCTTTTCTGTAACAGCAGTTTTTAAATTACCACCTGTCTTTCTGTTATAAGCAGCAACACCTTTTGCAGTCATTCCCGCTCCAGATTCAGTTGACCTGTAGTTTCCGCCTCTACCTACTGTTCTTGCTACTGCCATTATGAGTT